CATAACAAACGCAGGTTCAAATCCTGTATCTATTATAGGGGTATCAGTTGAACTTCCAGTTCCACGATATGTACCAAACTTTGAAAAGCCATCAACTGACACAAAACTATAATAAATACGGTCATTTGTGTCTCCTGGATTTGTAAAAACTGTAGATGTTGGAGGACTATATGAACTATCACCTGCTACATCTGTTGTGTTTAATCTTAAAAAATCTAAAGTACCGTTTACAACTGTAGTGTAAACATTCCAATTATCTGTTGCATCTAAATTTTTTCTTATTATTACTTCAGGGGTAGTTCCAAGTCCGTGACCAAAAGTATCTGTTGTACCACTACCTGTAACCTTTGCTATTGCAAATCCTGCATCTGTGTTTGCTTGTACTGTTGATGTAATGTTTCCATCAGTATTGCTGCTTGTTGTTCCACCATTAACCTTCCAACACCAAGCTACGAAATCTTGTCCACTTTGATTTGCACTATTGTCATTCCCAACTGTAAATCCATCTGAATCAAGTGAAGTAACAATATTTGAATTTGTTTCACCTGCTGAAGTACTATTTGCATATTGAACATAATTTGCACCAACAGTGCTATTAACAATATTATGAAAAAGAGTATTTGTTCTTGATTTTATCCAAACAAAGTCAGGTTGAAATCCTACTCCTGTAATAGCTTGTGTAGCACCTGTACCTGTATATAAAACAATATTAAAATGTTCACTTGGGGTTATTCCTCCTGGTGCCGTTGGTGGTTTAACTAATAATCTTTTATTAATTGCCATTAATCAATGTTTGGGAAATCATAACTCATAACTTTTGCTTTAGTTGATAAGCTATTAATCTCTGATTCAACACTATCTGATTGGTCTCTTAATGCTTGTCTTGCTTCAGCTACCTCTGTTGGCACTTCTGTGCCATTGTCTGCATTTCTAATTATATACCAATCTGTCGCTGCAAGTTTGCTTCCAATTTGACCTTTAAAATTATTTATTTGTTGCTCTTTTAATTCTTCTAATGTTTGCGACCAAGTTTTATCTACTACATCTTTTCTAAATAATGATGCTGCTGAATCCCAATATATTTCATCAAGTATATGTATTCTTGAATCATAACTCTCATCAATGATTACATCAAATAATCCTGCATTGCGAAGTTCTTCATCACTCATACTTCTTGCATTTAAATGAAATCCTGTTGAAGATTTAAATTGTTTTGGTGTGTCTGGGTATGTTGTAATTATACCATTATTATTTACTGCTTTCATATTACGATGCTTCTTGAGATATTGTAGCCCATTGTTCTGTTGAGCCGTTTGTTGATATTATTTGAATTAAATTTGATACGGTACCATCATAAGTACCTGTGATTTCTTTTACACTTGTCGGAAGTGTTAATGTATAATTTCCTGTTATTACAAGATCTTTAACCATACCAGTAGATACATTAGAAAATGTTAATGTAGTATTTGATCCTAATGTTTTAGTAAATACTGCAGCACTTGACCAATCTACATCACTTGCCGATATTGTTGCCGAAGTTGTAAACTCATCTGCTAATTTAGCATAGGTAACACTATCATCTGCAACATCTCCACTTGACCAAGAAAAACTACCATCACCATCTGAAATTAAATATTGCCCAGAAGTTCCGTTTCCACTTACATCTAAAATTGTTGCATTTACAACATTTGAAGAAGATGTTCCTATTAATGTTCCTACTGCAGCAGAAGAAATGTTTCCAGAGTTATCAACTGAAATACCGATTGAATTACCGGCACCATCACTTAACAACTGCAAAGAACCATCTACTGTTCCATTGTCATTAAATTTGATTAATGATTCGTAAGTATCTTTTATTTTATTTCCTGAAAGTGTTGCCATATTTTTTTATTTTAAATTGTATTCCAATTAGTATTTTCGTGATTCCATTGATGACTATTTTTATGCCAATATGATTTTAGGTGTCTTAAAACCTGTACAATCTTATTTCCAATCTTCGGTAAACCAAGTCCAAGTCCTAACATACTACTCTATATATGCAATTATTTTACCTGATGCACAACTTATAGTATGAAATGAACCATAAATAATCATTCCTGCAAGTAATTCTAAACTTGTAATTGTTGTATCACCTTTTGTTGTATTGTTAGTTGCACTTATAGTACAATCCTCGATTGCTTGAATTGCATTATACTGCTCTCCAACAGTACTTGTTTCACCACTTGCTATTATTTCTAATCCGAAATCACCAAAAGCTGACTTGTGGTAAACCGAATTATAACTCATATCATTTGCCATAACTGAAATATTTACTACAAAAATAACAAATTATAAATTAATGCTTTCGCCCTTGTCCTCTATATTTTTTCTTATAACCATTTTGTCCTCTTGAAGCATTTTTAGAATGAACACCTGGTCTCCTTTTTTTAGGTTTTGGAATGTAAGAAGTGTAAAGTTTACGAGGCATTACTTACTTATAGATTTAAACTTCTCGGCACCTCTTGAACCAAAGTAAGCTACATAAACTGTAATAAGTAAAGATTTTAATAAATCAACCCACCCTACATCAACACTAAAATCTAATCCAGTAGAATCTATAAATATAAGTAGCATCATACAAACTGTAAGAAATATTAATGTCATAGGTCTTGTATTTTTCGATAGCCACGAATCACTCTGCATATCACTTGCCCACCTTTTAGATATTTCTTGCATTTCAATAGTGTCTTGATTTAAAAGTGCTAATGCTTTTTCTTTGTCCTCTGGTGGAAGTACTGGATCTTTTTTAATTAGGTTTTTAACAAGTCCAAAAACACCTTTATCGGGAAGAACATCACCAAGAGAATCTATAATATTAGAACCGGCACCTGCTAAAAATTTACCTACTGCAGTATCTTTTAATTTCTTTTTTTGTTTACTCATCTTTATTTAAATCGAAATATTTATATAGTGTATAATTTTTGCCTTTTGGTTTATATGCTTGTAGATCAATACCTCTATTTGCTTTTTTAGAATCATAAGACATATGAATCCAATCAGGATTATTGTCATCTCCGTGTTCCCATATTATTTGGTCATAATCTAAATTGTCTTTTATATAATAGAATAATTCAGCATTTGTTTTTTCGCCTAAAGAATCAATATCTATTGCTTGACCTTTTGTGTGTTGGCTTGTAGGTTTTGAACCTATTGCCTCGCAAAGTTCTGGTGATCTATAAAAGCTATTAATTCTTATTGGGTGGTCGCACCATTCTCTCAATGGTTGAAATAGTTTATCGGCAGTTTTTTTCATTGCCTTTACTTGATCATCATTAGGGATATTATCTAACTCTAATTTCTCTGCAGTTGCAGAGTTAGTCGCTTCGCCCCATGAAATGTTATCGCTAATTTTACTCATAATATTTAATTTTGTTGAACCCTATTTGCAATATCTATAATTGCTCTATAATAAGTTTTCTCATTGTCGTTTTCTTCGCTATATGCTATCCCATTAATATTGGAAGTGAAAACATTAAAGTCATTAGAAGATAAATCAAAGAAATCAGTTGTAGATGTTTTGATAAGTTCTAATATTGATTCTACAATATCGTTTACTTGTAGTTCACCCCCATCATCAGATAAAAATGCAGTAACAACTTCTATTCTTGTTATACATTCTACAATAAAATCAGTTTGATTTTGATTTGTTTGTGCAGTATCAACAGAATAGATAATTATATACGGTTCGCTTTGAGTAGATGGAACACGATTATAAACCGGCACATTAGATCCACCATAACTAACATTTCCGTTTAGTAGAGTGAACATCTTTTGTCTTATATATCTTATTGGTTCTTTCATTTTAAAGCCCTTAAAATCGCATTATTTAAATCTAAAACTAATTTTTTTAATCCTGTGTTTATTTTGCCAAAGAAAAATGGTCTTTGTACTTTTTTTCCTTTTTTTGTTTTCCAACCAAATTCAAGAAACCCTGAATATGGTGCTTTTGATTCTATTGCTTTCTCTCTTGCATTATAAACAACATTGTCTCTTAAATTTCCAGTATCAACTGGAATTGGTGGTCTTTTTATTTCTCTAACAATACTTAAACCATTTTTATCTATAATAATATCAGCATCTCTTTCGGAAACTTTTTCAAGTTTATTAAACAAACTTTCGATTTTGCGAAGATTAGATTTATTAACTTTTATTTCCATTACTCTCTTTTTGTTGCCGTTATAGATGTAAAATATTTATACTTGCTATCAAACATTGTATTGATTTGATATTGTCCAGATTCATTTTCAATTTCAAGCAGATCTGTCGTTGCAATATCATCAGCAGTTTTTTTTCTTACTATAAGTTCAATAACCAAATTCCTATCTCTTTTACCATTCTTTGTTGTTATATCACCATCTGTATAATTCACACTTGCCCAAATTGTTGTTTGAGTTGAAAGTGTAGAAGTAAACCCACCAAAACCATCAGCAGTTTTACTTTGTCTTTTGACTAAAACTCTTGTGTCTAAATCTCCTGCTCTCATTAAATAAACATTGCTTTATAAGAACTCAATATACTTTTTACATCAGTTGGGATTTCACTTACGATACTTCCAACTACAAAATCTGCTCTATTGTCATATAAGTTAGAAATCATTTGAAGATTCGCTTGTATTAAAAAACTATCACTCATTCCAGATGTTGTATAACTTACAATCACTTCTTTAGATGGTAAACTATTTAACTCTACAATCGTATCATCAAGTCCATAAGTTTCATAAGAAGTTGTAGCAGTGCCTTCAACTGTTATAGATTGTATAGAAGCAATAGGGGAAAAAGGCAAAACAAATCTCTCATCAACACTCGCTAAATATAATTTTCTTGTTTTAGCTACTATATCTTTTGAAATATAATTTTCTATAATAATCCTTGCTTGTGTTATCATTTGACCAATTAAAGTGTCATCAGCACTTGTATCAACTCTTAAATAAGTTTTAGCAGTTGCAGTATTGACTAATTCAGATCCTGTCGTAGAATCGATCTTAATTTGTGTATGAAAACGATTTAAAGGATTACTATAATATTTCATTATTTAATTTTTTTTGTTTTTCGCCTATATGCTTGTTTTAGTTCCTTTGTTTCTTTTGTTTTTTTTTCTTGGTGATTCAAACCAAAAAACATTAAAATGTCTATTAACATAATTATTATTTAAAACAAAAATACAAAAAAAATGCACCATAAAATTTACAGTGCATTTGAAAAGAATAAAGAAAGAAAAAACTATCTAAAGTCAAAGTTATTAAAATATTTTGAATTATTATTTGTAAGGCTTAATCTAATTGACATTCTCTTGCCATCATTTTTAAATATGAAAAACCCTTTAAACTTATCAACCCATATCGCAAAATAATCAACATCTTTTTTTGTGTAAGGGTGATGCCAAGCAATATGAATTGTTTTTCTATGCTTTCTAAAATCTTGTAAAGTAGATTTTATTTGTATGCGATAAATATTATCTCCTGTGTCAGCTATGCAATCATAAAGGGAGGAATGAATTAGGGGATAGGAAACTATTATGTCTCGTTTAAGACATTCAATACCAAATTGATATTCGGCAATACAACCTACTGCATTGCTATCCATACCATAAAGTTAAAAAAAAGTGGCTAACCTAAATTAACCACTTAAAACAACTTAATAATATGAAAAAATACTCACTCACGAGATTTAATCTCAATGAGTTTGTTCTTTATTTGGATTAATCTTTCAAGTATGTAAGAATAATCTTGAGAAGTTAGTTTATTTATATCTTCTCTTAAAACATCATTAACAGGCTCTATTAATTTTGCTATTCTCGCCATTACATTATAAGGTTTAAAAACATTATAAACCAAAAAGTAAATTGTCCTAAACCCCAAAAGAAATACTTCAAAATTGTTTTTTGAAATTCTTTATCTACCGGCATATTAATTTCTTTCTTTGTTGCTTTCATTATCCGTTTATAATTAACATTATAGACCATAAACAAAAGAACATTGCGAATCCTATCGCAACATATCCTATTATCATTAATAAATCTTGTAATAAATTTTTCATAATTGTTGTATTTGAAAACAAAATTACAAATCTTTTTTAATAATACAAAATTTTTTTTAATAATAAAGATAATTTTTAATCATTATTTAACATTAGGGTATAAAAAAAGGGGCATGAAGCCCCTTTAGTTATTTACTACCTAATTAATTATGAAGTTTCAAGTGCAGTTTTAGCAGTGCTAAACGTTCCTTGCACGATTGCATTAGGTTGGTAGTTAGTCAACGCGACACGCTCTGCAACTTTGACAGTGACGAAGCCGTCTCTGAAGTTTGTAGAATCTTCTCTTGAGAACTCAACAGATAGATTATCTCTCACCCAGAACTGTGTTGCTTGTGATAAATCACCAACAAGGAATTTACCATTTGGAACTGCCGTGTTAGCAATTACTGGTACTCCTTTAATTGTTGGAGTTAAACCATTGAATATTTGGTTTCTTAAATACTCATTAGTCGTAGCTTTTAATAAAATCATTTTATTAAGATCAGTTGGGTTGATTAAAATAGCATTTGCTTGGTAGTTTAATACTTCTAACTGATTCATTGCTACAACAAGTACATCATATTCGTTTGCACTTTCAATCGACTGGTAGAATAAACCACCTGATGAAGTTGTAAATGCAGTACCATCAGTAAATAATCCTGAAAGGTTTGGAGAAGATCCATCACCATTTAAGATTTCGTTATCCTCAATAGATAACACTTTTCCTGGTACTCTTGCACTTAAATATGAAGTTAATTGAGGTGTGTCTGCTAACATTTCTTCTGTAATTCTCATAAATGTTCCAATCTTTTCAACATTTACTGAAGTTGCAGTAATATCGAAATCTGACTGACCTAATGTAGAACCTTGTGCAGTAGCAGCAGCACCATCATCATAAGCTGATTCTTTTGGGAACCTTATCGTTTGTGCATCAGTAGAACCATTTGGAATTAAGTTTCTAATGTGTACACTTCTTGATGGATCAAACTTAAAGTCAGGAACAACAGTTTCACCTGCTACAACTCCTGTATATGAGTTTGCCATTGTCATATCACCTGCTTTAATTTCAAATTTAGCAGCGTTTGCATTTCCTTTTAATAAGGACTCAATAGCACCATCATTAATGCTTTTGATTAAAGAACCCTTAAATGAAGTTGGTTTTTCAGAAGCCGTAGCTTTCTTTTGAGAAACTTCAAATGAGTCCATTCTCTTTGTAGCTTCTTCGTGCTTTGCTAAAAACTCTGCTGATAAGTTGTCAATCTCACTTTTTAATGAATGCTCAACTTCTCCTTTAGCATTGTCTTTCGCAGATTCGAAGGCTTTTTCAATTTTGGAATCGACAATATCTCCGATTTGGTCTAATTCCTTTTTGATTTCATCGTTCATTTTTTACGAATTTTTTAATTTATTAAACAAATAATTATATATCTCGCTATTATCTTGCTTAACTTCCAACGGCTCTGTAACTTCAATATCAGTTGGCAGAGTGCTTATTTCATTAAAAATAGATTTTAGCTTTATAAGTTCTGCTTCAATAGCATAACCTAAATTATCAGATAT